GCTGCTCGACCACGTTGGGCGCGGGCAGGCGCGAAAGATCGACCGAAGTGAAGCTGTCGGAGGCCACGGGCATGCCCCACGTCATGCGCCGCGCGCGCGTGAGGGGAAGGCAGGTGGCCCGTAAGTGCGGGGCTTACGGTGAGTGGTGCACTGGCTTCGGCATCAGCCTCTTGCGCTTACCGGTTCCCACTCGGAGAGATGACTTGGCAGGCCTATCTCTGAAGTGTCCAATCCTGCTGAGTTCGAAAAGCAATGATCACCGAGGAGGTCATCGAGGGCGGCCACTGGCGAATGGTAGCTCCCCAAGTTTTCGTCTTCGAACATCGCTGACCAGCGGCCTGTTCGGCCAAGGACAATCGCGAACCGGCCCCATCTGGTTTGGTGAATATAGCCAATGATCTTCACCTGATTGCTCCTTGTTCATTGCGGGCCGCCTAGCCGATCAGCATGTTGCCGGTGATTGCGGCAACGCCCAACCAGAACGTGCCGACAATGAATGCAGGGGCCAGTCTGTCCAAGAGGGTGGGGCGACGGCCGTCTGCGTGACTGTCATAGATCCAGCTGCCTTCCCCGGCAGACCGTTCCAGCGCGGCAAAGGTCTGGCGAAAGTGCGCGGGATCGGCGGCAAAATCGACCTTGCGGCGCGAGCCAGGCACTTCCCGATCGTTCTCATCGATCACGCACAGAAACTGACCCATCGCCGATCCTTGTGGCTGCCCGCAGCGGGCGCTCTCAATGCCACGGGCGTGCCAGAATCGGGAAGCGGATTCTAGCCATCAAGCCCAAGCATCTCCTCGGCAACCTGCAGGGCAAGGCGTTCGTCCTCTGGTGCGAAGCCCAATAGTCGGCGGGAAGGGTAGCGATATTTGATGGCCCTGCCCTGGCGATCCCTGCCAACGGTACCGGGCAAGCCGAAGTGATGGATTCTGGCGACATTGTCGGCCTTGGCAGGGAAGATCTCGACGCTGTCGGGCTGGGCATCGATTTTCCACATCTTGGCAAGGCGGAACATCCTGAACATCCGGCCACCCTGCTTCTTTTTCAACCGGCCGCGCCGGTCGAGGCGCGGCTTGCGCGGCTCCATGGCTGTGCCGTCAGGCTGAATGTTGGCCCGGATCCGCGCGAGGTTGGAACGCCGAAGGGCTTGCCCCAATTTCATTGATGCGCGGCGGCGCCTGGCGGGAGACAGGCTGGCCAACACACGGCCAAAGAACTCATCGAATCCCGCCAGGGCCTCGCTGTCATAGCTCATTGCGGATCTTCGTCGATCAGGTGGCCAGTCAGATCGGGGATCGGGTCAACGTCACCCGCGCCCAGGAAATCGTCCCACAGGGGATCGGGCTCCGCGAGATAGTCCAGCGTCCACCCGCCGCCGTCGATCGGGGCGACGGAGACGTTTTCCTTCAGGTCCAGCTGGAGCAGGATGTCACTGGTGCTGTTGTCCAGCACGTCAACTTCGAAGCGGAAGCCATCGGCACCCGGTCGCAGCAGATCGGGCTGGTTGATGCGCAGCCAGCGGAACACGGCCAGGGCCAACAGGGCGATATCGCTGCGCGTTTCCTCCAGCAGCACGTTGAGGCGGTAGGCGAAGCCGAACGACAGGGAGTTGCTCTGGGTCGAGCGTCCAGCGCCATCTTCCACCCATATCCGCAGCCGATCGGGTTGCCCCCTGAATTCGGGCAGGGCCTCGGCGATCGCGGCGCGCAGGTCCTCTGCCTTGCGCATCAGTCCCACAGCCTCACGGTTTCGCGCATGGGAAACTGCGCGGCAGGCGGATCGGGCAGCCGGACGTTGGTTCCGCCGGGTAGGCGGGGGCCAAGATCGGCGAGGCCGGGATTGAGCTCGAGCGATTGCTCGGTAACGGCAGCGGTGCGCCCGATCACGCGCCAGCAGATCTCGTCCAGCGTCTCTCCGTCGCGGGCGGTGGCCAACATCGCCCTATCGCTTTGCTGCTTGCGGGCCGGCCATCAGACCAGGCTCACCCGGTTGCGAGGCGCGCGCTCTTCGGCGCCGATCGAGAGGAGATCGGCCACGGCGTGGTTGGCGATGCGGCGGTAATGATCAGCGGTCTGATCCTTGGCCTCGGCGCGGTCGCTGCCCTCCTGGGTAGCGGCCAGATCGCGGTGCCCGTCAGCCAGCTCGGCGGCGGCGAAGTAGCGCACGGCGCGCAGCCACAGCAGATCCGCCATGTTGACCTGGTTGACCTGCTGATCGGTTACAGCGGCCAGGCTTTCCACGCCGTTGGCAGCATGGCCGCTGCGCCAGTCGCTCAGCAGGCGCAGGCAGGTGAGAATGGCGCCTTCGGTGGCGGCGACCAGACGGGACGTGGTCACAGCGCCATCGCCCAGGCGCAGGGTGTCGCGGATCGATGCCAGCGGGACCGGGGGGAACCAGCCATCGGCCACCACGGCAGCCGCATCGGCATCGGCGGTGGGGGCGGGAGCGACCAGGCCGGTCATATGTGTTGTCCTATCGCTGCGCCGCTTCCGCCCTCAAGTAGCCGAAGGCGGTAGGGCAGACTGTGATTTTTACGGGGCGGGTGAGGTGAGCCGGGTGTAGCGGAGCTTGGGGCATCCGCCGTCCGTCTTACCGCCCGCCCCGAGCGCCGTGGGGCGGAGCTGGTTATGACGACGGAGCGGGCGCGAGCCGCTTCTCCAGCGTCTTGATATCGGTCTTAACACCGCACTTTTCGTCGAGTGCGAGGGCGCGCTTGAAGCAGTCGAGGGCCTCGGCCAGGTAGGCCATGGCACCACCGGCGGGCGCGTTGTCCGCGCCGGGGTTGAAATCGTCAGCCCGCGCCACCCAGCTGCGGCCCAGAGCCTTCATCAGCTTGGCCTTGGCCGGATCGGGCATGTCGGCCTTGCCGGTGAGAGCGTAGATCCGCACCAGCACGTCATGTGCGATCGAGCCGGGTTCCTTCAGCGCCAGTTCGGCCACGTCTTCGGCCAGGAAGCAGGCGAGCGTGCGGTTGTAGCGCTCGGGCATGGCCAGCCCGTGGCGCAGGGCGAAGTCTGCCAGGCGCAGGGCATAGTCGAAATCGCGGTAGTCGATCGCCCAGATCATGTTCACGATCAGGATCTCGTCCTGCACCGGCTGATCGGCAGCAAGCACGCCCTCGATCCAGTCGGCGAAGGTCTTGGCCAGTTCCGCCTTCTTGGGCTGGCGCGCCTCGTGGCTGGCGATATCGGACAGGCCGCGCACGGCCTCGTGCAGCACGGCCAGCAGTGCGGCGTATTCAGCGCCGGCGGGGCCAGCGGTGGGCGCGGCAGGTGCATCGCCTGCGGGGCGGGCGGCAGCGGAGGCGAGGCCTGCGAGGATCCTCTGGCGATTGCGAAGTGCGGGGCTGAACATGGGCTAGGCTCCTCGGTGGACGATGCGGGATCTGTGAGGTCCCCCGCGCAGAAGTGGCTCCACCTTGTCCAGCCCTCACGCCAGATCGGGTTTCACGGCCCCGGTTGGGCGGAGGCGGGTCTGCACCCGCCCCCTAGGTATTACGGTGCCGGGCGGGCCGGTGCGCCGCCGATGACGATGTTCTCGACCAGGACGGTGAGTTCATAGTCCTCGACCACATAGGCCTCGTTGACGCTCTCGTAGTTGGCGATGCGGTTCTTCTCCGGCTCGTCCTTCAGCATCCGGCGGCGGGTTTCTTCCTGCCAGTAGATCGACAGGTTATCGAGCCGGGTGATGAGGACCGCATTGGCCGGGAAGAACGGCACGCGGACCGCCTGCAGGCCGCCCAGCTGCTTGGTGGAGCGGAGAATGCGATCGGTCGCTTCCACCTCGGTGGCGGTGGCGCCGGTTTCCTGGGCGATGGTGAAGTACTTGTCGTCCACCAGATCGTGGCCGACGATGACCACTAGCTCGGTGTCGCCGCGATGCCATTCCGGCAGCAGCCGCTTGGCATCGAGCACCAGCGCATCGAGGCTGGCATAGTCCGCCACGGCGTGCGCCGAGCCGCCGACTTCGTCGTGTTCGGCGTTCGCATCGAAAAGTTCGACACCCGGCTTGACGTAGATCGCCTTCAGCGCGGCATTGTTGGTGCCATCGGTTTCGACGGTCAGCGAGCCATCGTTGAACACCTGGGCGGCGGCAAGGGTGCGAATCTTGTGCAGCCAGCCAATGTTGACGTCCTGCAGCAGCGGGTTGGCCACGCGATCGGTGGTGGCGGCCACGCTGGTGCCGTTCCAACCGATCATGATGCGGTCGCGGCCCTGCTGCTTGAGGATCGCATCGCGGATCTTGGTCTGGAAGTCCGGCTTGTGTCGCCACGCGTCCATCAGCGCGTAGGACTGCGACCAATCGAAATCGGTCTTTTCGCAAATGTACTCCCGCAGCTTGGAGCTGTCGGTGGGATCGGTGGGGTTGCGGACGCCAGCACCCGAAGTGTCGGTGCGGCCAGCCATCGTCCGGGTGACGCCCAGGCCGAGCACTTCGCCCTTCTGCTGGGTGACCGGCTCGACGTTGATCAGCTCGAGGAATTCGCTCGAATGCTTGATCTTCTCCTCGAGCGTCTGCTCGACGACCGGTGCGACGGCGAACTTGGTGTTGGCATCGCCTGCCTCGAGCCCGTTGAGCAGCGCAATCTGCGACACGTAGGCATTGAAGAGAGCGCGGGTTTCCTTGCGCATTGGGTGTGTCCTTGTTCGAGTAGGCGGGGGCGAGGCTGGGTGGTTGGCGGGTAGGGCGGATCAGCAGTCGGTGACGGCGAACTTGCCGTTGGCGCCGGCGGCGGCGGGGCGGGTCTTGTGCTCGTTGGCGGGGGTGGTCTCGAACTTGGTTTCGAGCGCCTTCAACCGCACCGCCTGGGCATCCGCTTCACCGCGGAATTCGGTGCGCAGGCTGTCCATCGACGTAGAGAACGTGGTGGCCAGTCCCTCGAAAAGCGGCTTCAGATCCTCGACTTTGAACGCAGCCGGGGCATCGCCGGGCTTGGGATCGACCTTGGCCGGGGGCGTGGCCGGCTCCTGCTTGAAGAACTTGCCCAGCACGCCTTCGAGCGAAGCGAGGAAGGACTTGCCGGGGGTGTCGTCTGCCGCCTCGGCGAATTCCAGCGCGGTGGGATCATTGCCCTGGCCATCATCGCCGCGCGCCAGGTTGATCACGCCGGGCAGGTTGCGGTTGAAGGCGAGGCGTTCGGTGGCGATGCTGGCCGGACTGTCAGTCAGCGCGGCACCCATCAGGTAGGCGAAGCCCTTGCCGCCGAAGTTCGGCTCGATCTCGATCGAGGGGTAGACCTTCTGGCCGGCGGCGTTGAGCTGCTTGGCTTCCTCGGTCACATCCAGCACGCCGAACAGGCCCAGGCGCTTTTCGGTGGTGCCGTTGAAGTTGACGTCCACCTCCTGGGTGGAGAGCTCGAGCACGTCGCCATAGGCACGGAACGGGGCCTGGCCGGAAATACCGCGGATATGCTCGATATTGAGCCGCGCGGCATAGGTTTTGGGATCGTAGCTGCTGGCCATTTCCTGCAGCATCTTCTCATCGATCACGCGGCCGTCGACGGTCGAACCGGCGGTGGCGAGGAGAAAGGGCTTGGTCTTCATCTGGGGCAGCTCCCGTCTTGGTGGCCGGGGCGCCAGGTGCCCCGCGTCTGAGGGCCGACAAGAGGTGTAGAATGGGCCTGCTGGCAACGCAGCTGGCCAGTAAGTCGGCAACTTACGGTGGCACCGCATGGCCAGAGGCCGGTGCGCAGGGTGCATGGCTTGGCCATGCACTGCGCCACTCCGCCAGATCCAAACGAAGACCAGCTGGCCGAGATCCAGCTGCGCCGGATGGCGCGCAGCTTCTACTGGAAGGGCTGGCCGCTGCGCGAGATCGCCCGCGAGCTGGACGTCAACTACAACACCGTGGCCAGCTGGAAGCGGCGCGAGAAGTGGGACAAGGCCGCGCCGGTTGACGTGATCGAGGACCGGCTCGAGGCCAAGATCGCCACCCTGCTGGACAAGGAGCCCTTCACCGAGGGCGACATGAAGCGGGTCGATTTCCTGATGCGCCAGCTGGAGCGCACGGCGCGGGTGAAGAAATATAGCGCCAGCGGCAAGGAGGGCGACCTCAACCCGAAGATCGAAAAGCGCAACGACGATGCGGCCAAGGCCAAACGGGCCGACAAGCGCAAGAACTTCCTCACCCTCGACCAGTGGCAGGCGCTGCTGGACGACTTCGAGAAATGGCGGTTCGAGTACCAGGACATCTGGTGGGACAACCGCGATCAGCGCACCCGCAAGATCCGCAAGGCCCGCCAGATCGGGGCCACGGT